ATGGCGAGAAAAACACCCCCATTAACCACGGTGCAGATCAAAGCAGCCAGACCAGCGGAAAAGGAATACACCCTACAGGACGGCGGAGGGCTTTTTCTCCTGGTCAAACCGTCCGGATCAAAACTCTGGCGATTTTCCTACTACCGGCCATCGGACAAAAAAAGAATATTGCTGAGTTTTGGATCGCTTGATGATGTTTCCCTGGCTGATGCCAGAAAACGCCGTAGCGAGTACAGAGCGTTAATCAGTGCCGGAACTGACCCGCAGGGCCATGAGAAGAAAAAACGAGAGGCAGAGGCCCGAAGACAAGGGAACACGTTCGAAAATGTGGCGGCGGCATGGTACCAGGTGAAAATCAGCCAGAATCTGGCCCCCAACACGATTAAAGACATCTGGCGATCGCTGGATAAATATGTATTCCCGTTCATCGGCAACACCCCAATAGACACCCTGACCGCTCGCAGGTTCGTTGAGGTGCTTACCCCCATCAAGGAGCGCGGCAACCTGGAAACACTCAAACGGGTTTTACAGCGCGTTAATGAGGTAATGGATTACGCCGCCAACAGTGGGCTGATTGATGCCAATCCGGCTATGAATGTGCGTAAGGCGTTCCCCTCCCCTGTAAAAAAACATATGCCAACAATCCGCCCCGAACAGTTGCCGGAGCTTATGCAGGCTTTATCAGTATCGGCAACAGAACGGCAGACCAGATTACTGATTGAATGGCAGTTACTGACCGTAACCCGTCCCGCCGAAGCGTCATCAACGCGGTGGGATGAAATCGACCTGGACGCGCAACGCTGGACGATACCCGCCGGACGCATGAAGATGCGCAGGGATCACGTTATCCCACTTTCCGGTCAGGCTATGGCGGTGCTGGAGGCCATGAAACCAATCAGCCGCCACCGCGATTATGTTTTCCCGAGTCTGAAAGACCCACGGCAGCCAATGAACAGCCAGACAGCAAACGCAGCATTACGACGCATGGGGTTCGCTGGCGTGCTGGTGTCTCATGGATTACGCGCCATATTCAGTACAGCAGCGAACGAGGAAGGATTCGAGCCGGACGTAATCGAGGCCGCACTTGCCCACGTCGACACTAACGAAGTGAGACGGGCATACAACCGGAGCAACTACATAGAAAAACGCGTGGTGCTTATGCGCTGGTGGGGCGAATTTGTCGAGGCTGCGGCGACGGGCGTAACCCTCGCCAGTGGTAAAAGGGGTATCCGAGCCGTTTAGCTGTACAGAAAACCAGTAAAAACTACGAAAACCATGTAAAACCGTCGTATAATTGCATCAAATTTAACGACAAGGCCGTGAAACATGAAACCGTTAAGATGCAAAAAAATTTCAGATGCAATTGCGACGGGCTGCAACTGGCCCTGATGGTTCAGCATGAATTTTGGTCAACCTACGATCCGGAGGACAGAACGACGGCCCCATCAAAAAAACAGGTAGTAGATTTCCTGGTATCCCGTGGGGCATCCAGGAATATGGCTGAAAGTATCGACAGGGTAGTTCGTCCGGCAACCATGAAGACCGGAGGCAGGCCAAAAAAATGGCGGTAACAATCCTCAAAGCGGCAGAAATGCCGCTTTTTTTATAAATCCCTTTCAAATCACCAACATAAAAAACGGTTCTAACAGTTTAAAAACGGTGGGAACTGTTTTTACCCGTATCCGATGATTTACCGTATTTGTCACCGGAATACACCGGATTCACAAGGTAAATCACGATGGAAGCAATCAAAAAAGTCATCTTTCGCCAGGAAGTAAAAAAACTTATCCACATCAAGGCAGACAGCACGCTTCAAAGCATGATCAACGCCGGAGAATTTCCGCAGGGTTTTCGCGTTGGTTTACGCCGTCGCGGATGGTATGAGGAAGACGTAATCGCATGGATGAAAGAACGTGAGCAGGAAGCACGCGGAACGGCTGCGTAATGGTGTGAGGCTTGACACGATGAACATAACAAAAAGCGCCCCGTTGCCGGAACGCCCTTGTGAACAATTAACCTGCTGCGCCTTATGTGTATGTGATCCCAAACATAAGCACGGGAATGATAGCCGCTATCAGGCTGGTGGGCAATGTAATTACCCTTTGGGTTCTATGCCGCGTTGCTGTAATTCTTTGCGGATTATTCGCTTTATCCAGGCAGCAAGAGAATCATCGCCGTCATGTTGTTGTGCCTTTTCCATCTTTTCCCGTAAGTCAGGATCTAAACGGAACTGGAACGGAGGATTACCACGCCTTTCGTTTTTGTGTGTTGACACGTTAATTACACCTCATGTAATGTATTTATGCGTGGTGACACATTACATACAATCAACACAAAAAGCAAAGCCCGCTGGCGCTATGAACACCAACGGGCTTCTAACCAAACCATTAATTGAGGTAACGATTATGGCTATAAAAGAGCATAGCTTACTCTTTATACACACACAAACGCCCCGGAAACGGAATAATCCGTTTCATGGTTCCGTCTTGTGCACTCATCCTGGCGGTCGGTTTTTGCCGGATTTAAGCCGCCGTGGGTATTTATCGACAAAATCTTCAAGGGCAAATTTTTCTGGTGGCACTAAGCGCGGCGCTGGTGGTGGTATTTTTGTTCTGGTTAGTTCTTCCTCAAGTCTGGCGCAGGCTTCTGACTGCCTTTGCCGGATGATTTCATCATCTTGCGTTTGCGTGTCTTGTATTGGTGATAGTGTGTTGTTGGTCATGATACTGCCCTGTAAAGCAATGCGCCGTAGTACCTCACACCACGGCGCTGATAGTGATTATTCTGATTCTTTGGCCTTGCGACGCTGGCGGCGTTTGATTTCGCCGCGCATGGCAGTAACGATAAATTGTGCGTCTGTTTCGTTTTCTTCTTTTACCAAATTCATTTCGCTTAAAACGTCTAGAGGTACTCTAGCAGTTTTTTGTTGTGACTTGTTGTTGGTTGTACCTGTTGGCATCTCTGTTCTCCTTACTGTTAGGTGGTGTTCAGTATACGGAGAAAAAAAAATAAAAAAAGACTTGAAGTGCAAGTCACCTAAAAGTAACCTAGATTTCAAGGTGACTTGCACCAAAAAACAACGCCCCACAGTGCTGGAACACATGCAGGGCGTCTAACCACAAACACTATAGAGAGGTAAATTTATGGTTGCCGTAAATCATACCCCACGACTAGCACACACACAAACGGCCTTTGTGTGGCGTTTTCTGGCACTGAGTGCCGGAGAATCTCAAATCATCCACGTAACCGCCTGGACGGAACGCGAAGCGCGTAGCCGTTGCCCGTCCGGTTGTATTGCGGTATTCGCCGCCCGTATTCGCCAGGGGGAAACCTATGCACAATAAAACCACACCGGACGCAGCAGCTGCCGCACTCACTACGCTGATGCACGCGCTTATTGATATTGAATGCACAGCAGAGCTTGCACAAAAGGAAGGACGGGAAGAATACACACTATTCGCCCTGGAATGTATCCGATACACCGCAACGCGGTCACTGAATGACGCTAAAAATATTCTTGTTGCTGATTGTGAAAATGGGGGGGGTTATGCGTGATGATCGTTTTAATTCCCTGAAACAAGAATTTTCCGGCGTTCCTGATGATGCGGTTGATGCGCTTTCGTTAATATCTGAAATTATGCGGGTGGCTTTTTTCTTTCTTTGCACTGATGAGCACAGAGATACAGGGCTAAATATTCTTGATATTGCCGCTAACTATGCCGATTTCGTGACAGAAGCTGTTTTAAGAAAAACAACGGACGGGGATTAATATGCGTGATATTTATCTTGAAACAATATACCGCGCATTTCTTGCACTTTCTCACAGTGAAAACATGCTGGAAATATTGCGCATATGGCTTGAAACACTTGGCGACAATGAACGCGACAAACAAAAATCAAGAATTGCCACGGCATTAATAACGCTTCTTGAGCCTGTAATAATGGAACTGCAAGAAATAGACCAATTGCACGACAGATATAACGAACAGCACACCGGAGAATAAAAATAATGAAATTTAAATATTCTGGCTTAACTGCCAGTGGCAACACTCACCCTAAATTTACGCGCGGTGATATTTACCGCGACCAGTACGGCGGCACGGTAATGATTAAGGGCGTGGCGGGACGGTGCGTAACTTACCGCCGTGAAGGTTACGAATATGATTGCGTGATGCCTGTTTATCAGTTCCGGCGTGATTTTTCTCTTGTGCAGGCCGTACCGCGTAACGTGCCCACCAGCAGGGAGAAAGCACGCGCCAATATTCAGAAGATGAAAAACATGATTAACGGATTCAGGGGCAAAAAATGAAACTGGCACCGAACGTAAAACAGCAGCCACGCGGCATAAAACACAAAGAAACAGAAGTCATTATTTTTGCGGGTAGTGATGCCTGGTCACACGCGAAACAATGGCAGGAACATGACGCGCGTATGGCCGGAGATAATGAGCCTCCTGTGTGGCTTGGGGAGCAGCAGTTATCAGAACTGGATAAGCTGCAAATTGTGCCGGAAGGCAGAAAATCCGTGCGCATATTCAGGGCCGGATATCTTGCGCCAGTAATGATAAAGGCGATTGGTCAGAAGCTGGCGGCGGCAGGCGTACAGGATGCAAATTTTTACCCTGATGGTATGCACGGTCAGAAGGTGGAGAACTGGCGCGAATATCTGGCCAGTGAGCGCCAGAATCTTTCTGATGGGCTGGTTATTGAGCTTCCTGTAAAGCAAAAGGCGCAACTTTCGCAGATGGCGGACAGTGAGCGCGCTCAACTTCTTGCCGGACGATTTGATGGCGTTTGCGTGCATCCTGAAAGTGAAATCGTTCACGTATGGCGCGGCGGGGTATGGTGTCCGGTCAGCACAATGGAACTTAGCCGCGAAATGGTGGCGATCTATTCAGAGCACAGGGCCACTTTCAGCAAGCGCGTAATCAATAACGCCGTGGAAGCGTTAAAAGTTATTGCCGAACCAATGGGCGAGCCGTCCGGCGATTTGCTGCCGTTTGCCAATGGTGCGCTTGACCTGAAAACGGGGGAATTTTCCCCGCACACGCCGGAGAACTGGATCACCACGCACAACAGTATTGAGTACACGCCACCAGCACCAGGGGAGAACATCCGCGATAACGCGCCAAACTTTCATAAATGGCTTGAGCACGCAGCCGGAAAAGACCCGCGCAAGATGATGCGGATATGTGCCGCGCTGTACATGATTATGGCGAACCGGTACGACTGGCAGATGTTTATTGAGGCCACCGGAGACGGCGGGAGCGGTAAAAGTACATTCACACACATAGCCAGCCTTCTGGCAGGGAAACAGAACACGGTAAGCGCTGAAATGACATCGCTTGATGATGCTGGTGGACGTGCGCAGGTTGTCGGGAGTCGCCTTATCGTCCTGGCTGACCAGCCGAAATATACAGGCGAAGGAACGGGCATCAAGAAAATCACGGGCGGTGACCCCGTGGAAATTAACCCGAAATACGAAAAGCGTTTCACGGCTGTAATCAGGGCGGTGGTGCTGGCGACCAACAATAACCCGATGATATTCACCGAACGGGCCGGAGGTGTGGCACGTCGTCGCGTGATTTTCCGTTTCGACAATATCGTCAGTGAGGCCGAAAAAGACAGGGAGCTACCGGAAAAGATTGCGGCTGAAATCCCTGTCATTATCCGCCGATTGCTGGCGAACTTTACCGACCCTGAGAAGGCACGGGCTTTACTACTGGAACAGCGTGACGGTGATGAAGCACTGGCAATAAAGCAACAGACGGATCCGGTTATTGAGTTTTGCCAGTTCCTGAATTTTCTGGAGGAAGCACGCGGCCTGATGATGGGCGGCGGTGGCGATTCAGTGAAGTACACGACCAGAAACAGCCTTTACCGCGTCTATCTGGCGTTTATGGCGTACGCAGGCAGGAGCAAACCGCTAAACGTAAATGACTTTGGCAAGGCTATGAAGCCAGCCGCGAAAGTTTACGGACATGAATATATTACGCGGAAAGTTAAAGGAGTAACGCAGACTAACGCAATAACAACAGACGATTGCGACGCGTTTTTATAATTTGTTGCAATGGCTGTCTACCCTGTCTACCTGAGTAAAGAAAAATACATTTAATTCAGTACATTAACTTGGGTAGACAGCCTTTTTTTACTGTCTACCTACTATCTACCCTCTCTACCTGATTTTACCTGAATCAGACAGGGAGGTAGATACGGGGTAGATAGTGGATAAAAGCACTCTACCCCACTGAAAGCCGCGCCATTACTGGCATGGTGGCCAGTAAGGTAGATAAGGTAGACAAGGGGAGGCACAACTCAAAACTTTTTAAACGAGGGGGTAAAAATAAAAATGCGCACATCAGGAAAACTTAATAATCAGAAGAAGCAGCATAACCGCGCCATTGACCTTACAGAGCACTGGCTGAGAGTGGCGATAAAAATCATCGACCGCAACACGGGGGAAGGATACGCGAAAGCACATCCCGAACTGATAAGCGCATTCATGACCACGACGGCGGCAAATTTTGCCACGCTGACAGAGCGGGAGATTGCCGAAGCGGAACAGGTAACAACAATCAACGTTAAAACCGGAGAGGTGGAATCATGACAGCACAGATAGCCGCTTACGGGCGGCTGGTGGACGACCCGCAGGTAAAACAGACCAGCAAGGGCACACCGATGACGCTGGCGCGTATGGCGGTCCCCCTTCCGTGCAGCCAGGCAGATGACGGAACGGCGACGATGTGGTTATCCGTCCTGGCATTTGGCAGACAGGCCGAAGCACTGGAAAGGCACCGCAAGGGTGAACTCCTGAGCGTGGCGGGTAACATGCAGATCAGCCAGTGGACTGGGCAGAACGGAGAAACGCGGCAGGGCTGGCAGGTTATCGCAGACAGTGTAATCAGTGCGCGAACGGCGCGACTGGGCGGCAAAAAAGGTCAACAGGGCCAGGCTACTGACGCGCTGAACAGGGCAAAACAACAGGCGGGGAATGATGATCCGTACGGGGATAACATACCGTTTTAAGCGACGAGTGACAGAAGCCGGAGCAATCCGGCTTTTTTACGGGTCCTCCTGGCGGGGTGGGCCTGAACACGGGGCGGAGGGGCGCGGAAAAAGGCGCATTTTTTGATTTTTATGGCACCATCACCACCACTATAAGCTATTGATATGTTGAGAAATAAAAATTTTTAGTATCGAATCAGGTTGTTTTTTGTTCATCACCGGAACGTTCCCGAAAACATTTACAAAAAACAGGCGCAAAAAAGCGCCCCCGATTGCTGTTACCGGAGGCGCTTTTACACGACAAAGGAGTTTTTATCGCCAGGATGACGAGTCTTAATACTGCTTCAATGGCAAAAATGCGTCAATAACTTTGCCTTTGTGAGAATAATCAGAAAAATCATAATCTGATTTTCAGGTAGAAAATGATTTATCTATTACTTTTATCGATCAATAATGATGCCCGTTAACCAAAAAGGAGGTGGATTTATGCCAGAGAACAACACCAGAAAGCCGGATAAAAGTGCCACGGTACACATAGACGCCGGAACTATGGAGAAGATCGAACGCTATCAGCAGTTCATCAAAGATAATCACCCGGGTATGCCAGTACCCACGAAAGGACAAATCACACGCAGCGCGGTTGAATACTGGTACAGGGCAACGTTAGGGGCCTGGCTATGAAAACATGGTTTTCCATTAAGGCTATGGCAGATGTTGTCTATGTGCGCATTTATGACGAGATCGGCGGGTACGGTGTAAAAGCATCGGCACTTACTGACGAGATCAACGCGTGTGGTAATGCGTCTGAAATCCATCTTCGCATCCATTCACCTGGTGGCGACATCTTTGAAGGGCTGGCTATCTATAACGCCCTGAAAAATCATCCGGCAAAGAAAATTGTACACATTGAGGGCATGGCGGCTTCTATGGCCTCGTTTATTGCCATGTGTGGCGATCACATCGTTATGCCTGAAAACGCGATGATGATGATACATGCCCCCCGTGGTGTTACTGCCGGAGTGTCGGGCGACGTTCGCCGCTTTGCTGACCTGATGGACAAGCTGGGCGACACGATGGCAGAAACCTACGCCGGAAGAACGGGCAGGAGTAAACAGGAAATCACCGCCATGATGGAGGCGGAAACCTGGATGGATGGCAATGAGTGTAAGGCTAACGGTTTCGCAGATGAGGTTATACCCGCGATTACAGCAATGGCCCGAATTGAATCAAAACGAATCGGAGATTTTTCAAATATGCCGGAAAATATTAAAAACATGATCAGCCAGAAAACTGGCAGCGGAGAACAGGAACGACTCAACGGGATACGTGAATTGTTTGGCACGTTCAACGGAAGATATAACGACCTGGCTATAAGTTGTCTTGCTGATTCAGAATGTAGCGTTGAGAATGCACGCGAACGCCTTTTACTCGCTATGGGTAAAGAATCAACGCCAACAAACAAAACCACCCCCGCAAATCTTTACTACGCGTACACGGATAACGGCAACATAACCGGCGATGCAATGCGCCAGGGGCTTAATGCGCGTCTTGGTCACGAACGGGCCGAACGCGGTAATCCTTACGCCATGATGAGCCTTTTCGATATGGCACAGGCATCATTAACCCATCGTGGTATAAGCACGGGCAGCTACGGCACACGCTCGCAGATAGTAAACGCGGCATTCACCCACAGCAGCAGCGATTTTACCGATATTCTTGCTGGTGGCGCTGAAAAATCAGTGCTTGCAGGCTGGGAGCACAGCGGCGAAACATTCCGCCAGTGGACGAAAAAAGGTTCCCTTTCAAACTTCCGGGAAGCCCGCCGCGTTGGTATGAATGGCTTCTCAACGTTAAACAAAGTGCCGGAAGGGGCAGAATATAAATACATCACCACCAGCGATCGCGGTGAACCCATCGCGCTGGCTACTTACGGGAATATTTTCAGTATTACCCGCCAGGCGATAATCAATGATGACCTTGATCAGTTATCAACGGTGCCAATGGCTATGGGCCGTGCAGCATCAAGAACGGTGGGAAATCTGGTTAATCTGGTGCTTACAGGCAACGTAAAACTTTCTGACGGAATAGCGCTGTTTGACAAAAAACACAGCAACCTGATTGAAGCAGGACTGACAACACCGGGACTTAGTGCAGCACGTCACCTGATGCGCACACAGAAGGACAAAAATGGCGAAGTGCTGAATATTGCGCCTAAATTCCTTTTAGTTCCGGCAGCACTGGAAGATCGCGCGTTGCAGATGATTAACTCAACCGCACCTTTCGGGGCTGATAAAAACAGCGGGATCTTTAACCCGTATCACAAGCTACTTGATATCATCGTCGATCCCCGCCTTGATGATATCAGCGAAAAACAATGGTACATGCTTTCCGCACAGGGAACGGACACAATCGAGGTGGCTTATCTTGATGGCAATGACGAGCCTTACCTTGAACAGCAGGAAGGTTTTATCGTTGACGGCGTGGCCTGGAAAGTCCGTATTGATGCAGGTGTGGCAGCTCTGGATTATCGCGGTATGGTCAAATCAGGCGGGACAGATTCACTATGA